AATGAACCAGACATAATTTCTTCTTTTAGCTTAAACTCAGCTTTTGGATTGGCAACATCTAATACATCTGTGCGCTCTTTTGGCAACTTAAAAACTGTTTCGGGAGAAATAATTTTTGGATGCAAAATGGCAATTTCATTTAATTTATGCAAAGACGCAGCAGAGCCAGTTTTAAAGTAGTCTGACAACAATGCAGCAGATTTTTTTGTTGCATCATCTTCTTCTTCTTTTCGTGCTTTTTCTTTTACATCCCAGCGCTCATTGACAATTGTTCTCAAATTGCTGCGAATTTTTGCTTGATCTTCAAAACTTAAAGATGACCAAATGTTGGTCATTTTGTCAGCATCATTTCTATCTAAACGCTTAACAGCAGCTTGCGGATCTGCTGAAAACTCAGTGCTTGCAACATAAGCAGATACAGCATCAATCTTTCGCTTTGATACCTGCGCCTCAAACGCATTCATTATCTTATTGATAAACTCAGCATCATTTGTTGACCTTGCGGCAGCAAATGTTCTAGCTCTTTCAATGCCGATTTTTTGTTCGATTACATCAAGATTAGTCTCTGTGCTATAAATTTTACTAAGAATGCTATATGTGCTTTCTTGCGAACTAGATACCGTTGTTTTACGAGCAGCGCCTTCCATTTTTATTAAATGGTCATAAGCACCCTTAAATACTGTAGACCCAGCAGATGTCATTGCGGCTTTAAATCGCACCGCTTCCTCTGGATCAATACCAGAAATTACCCTTGCAAAACCATCAATTGGCGCGTTAATTGCAAATTTAATTTCATCAAAGTTTGTTATGCGGCCAGAGTCTACGTCCGAGGCAATTTCAGCCAATTTGTTTCTTGTTCTGCCCTCAAGCTCTACTCGCAACTGCATAGCTTGGATAGAACGAACAGACTCGCCAAATATTGTTCCTGGCTGAGAGATTAACTCGCTTGGCTTTTTGCCCTCTGAAATTGCCTTTTGCACCTGCTCTGCCGTTAGCGGATTTTCAATGGCGTATTGAGCGCCCTCTCGCTTTGCTTGCTCACCGGCTTGTTTAAATGCAAATTCAGATATGCGAGAAAGAGACTGCTCAAGAGACTGAGTAGCTCTTAAATTCTCTTTTAGGTTAGCAAAGTCAACTCGCGGAATATCCGCAAGTAACATCCCTGTGGGTTGATATTTAGGTAGATCGGCCATTTTGTCTAGTACTCAGCGCCAGGATATATTGGTAACTTGTAACTATATTGCGAACCGCCAATTGATCCGGCCCTTAATGCAGCAGTTCCAAGCTTTGCGGCAGCATCAAACCATCCACCTCTAGCCGCAGTTTCTCCAGCAACATCGTAAATATTTGCTTGAATAAGCCCACCGCGACGAGTGGCAGCAATGTTTTCTTGAGCAATTTGCAACTCTTTACCACCAAGCGCTTCACTGGCTTTTTGAACCAACCCAGCAGAACCCTCAAATCCAGCAACACCACCAGCATATGCGCGTGCTGCTGCCGCTGATGTAACAGAATTAATCCGACGCAGTGTAGCTACACCCTGTTGTTCATATTGCAATGCTCTGCGCTCTGATTCAAGTCGCGTTTGCTCCGCTTGCAAACGATACATTTGCTGCTTTTGGTATCCTTCTCCAACAGAACTAAACGCGCCAAGAACACTTGCCGCAGTAGAGATCGTTGAGAGATATGGTTGGGCTGTTGCCCAAGCTGCCGCTACTGTTTCCATTTATGTACCTTGGTGCGTAGCTAGTTTGTATTCGAGTCCAAGCAAGGTCATTTTTAGTGGAATGTCTTGCTCAATTGTAATCTTTGCTTCTTGGCTATACCCACGAATTCCATGCAACGTCTTTGTACCAGTGTATTCTGGAACTGGGTTATCAAGAATATTTACTGTGTCAAACGCTCTAAATGGAACAACAACACTATTAATCTTCATATGTTGTGTTTCGTATACCAGCGCATTAACTTCAACAATGCGCTTTTTAAATCCAAGTCTAGTACCGGTTTGCAACTTAATATCAACCGGCATTGTCACAGCGCGAACTGTAAACGGCAATCCAACTTCATATGATGTAACAGACGATCTTGGGAATGTAACCGTACCACCGCCTGGCACAACCTTATTGTCTTGCACAACACCATCAAGCAACACGTTGCATGTCTTAGCAACCAAGTGGCTTACGGAAGCGGATGCAGCAGCGCCACCAGTAACAGCAGAATCAGTCAATAAGTTATCGTCAAAATACTCTACAAAATACTGTGCTGTACCATTTACAGTACGTTTTACAACCGTATAGATTGTGGTTAAATCAATTCCAATATCTAAGAATTCACCGTCTGTTGTGTACTTTGATGGAGCAATTACGTTTTGAACACGCAAAAGTGAAAACACAGCCATCGAGCCATCATCAGAATTTGTGATGAAAAGCAAATCATTCTCATCTGTGGCCACAGACTTACGCAGTGCCATACGCTTTGGTGATTTCAGCAAATGTCCACAAAGCAAACTAATCTTGCTTGTAATATAAGTAAGCTGAGTATCTGTATACGCAAACTCATTAAGGCTTTTACCTTGGCGCTGAATAAACAGCGTTCCAGACTCTAGCGTTTGAACCCTAGCGCCTTCTCTGGCTCCGTTTCTAGTCGCTGTCTTAATAAAGAAATTCGTTGGTGTAACTGGATCTAGTCCACTTTGCGGAACATAGAATTCACCACCAGTAGTAAATACCTGTAGATCTCGCCCAGAGATTAGATCAACAATACTGTTATATGTATTGGTGTCTAGCGTTGCCTCAACGGCATCATCATCTAATCCTTCTGTTGCTTCAAAATCAAAAAACAATCCAACCTTGCTACCCCAAACTGTGCTTGGGCGTGCAGTAGATCCACCAAAATACAAACGCCCTTCGTGGAATGTTACCGCTCTAGGATAACCCCTTGTCGAAGACCAAACGGTTTCATATCCGGTTTCTAAATTCCAAGATCCGTTTGCAATGGCTGACGTATTAAAGAATGGAAACTCAACAATTGCGTTTACAACTGACGCACTGGTGTATTGAACAATCTTTGCCCTGCCTTGTGGAGTGGCATTTACATATTGCCCAACGTGTCCAGAATTGAATATGCTTGAACTAGATGTAAGTGTAATGTTCCCATTTACAGCGCTTGGTGTAAGCGTTCCAGCAGGGTTTGTGGTGGTCAAAGTAAACGCATACTTTGGCGTGCTGTTAAATGTAAGCGTGCTTACGGTCCACGTTGCGTCTGTTGCGCCGCGCAATATTTTAACTGGAGGTATTTCATTGTGAGTCAAAATTAGCGTATCAGCACTTTGCGTCCAGCAAATTTTGTCTAATCTAGCGCCAGTGATGTTTACGCCAGACGTGTCAATGTAAGGGTTACCAGAACCGTTGATGTTTGTGATGAGCGCTTTATTCTTAAATACATAAGCCCGATGATGAGTAAACACCAGCATATAGCTGTCGCTAGTACTGAACTCAAACGGAATTAAACGCACGCCATTGGCTGCACTTGGAGTGCTGCTATTTGGCAGGGAATACAAATACTTTAATCCAGGCCGACGATGAATACCGCCTTGTGGCTGGCATACTACGTTTGTGGCTTCTTCTAGCGCGTTCTCATAGCTTTTAAGATCAATACGTGACCGTAGCAACGGATCAAGCTCACCGCTGCTAAAATTGGTCTGTATGCTTACAAAACGCGACATCAGTACCTCACAGCAATTAAGCTGAAATCATTGATGCTGTTTGTTGGCTGTCCAGCGCCATCAATTTGCATTGCGGTGCGCAAATAACCACCACGTCCGTTTTCACCTGGTGAGCCAACAGCAACACCTTGCCAATACGCGGCCTTGTCTGCTTGATCCGTGATTGGCAACGCCAAATGCCATGCCATTAAATATTTTAATAGCTGTATAAAATAAACTGGCATTAGGTATTCTGGTACTGAATACGGATAATCAATCCATACAGCGGAATAGTCTGTTAATACTTTATCGCCAAAGATTCTATACTCTTTGCGGGGGAAGTCACCAGGTGAACTGCTTGTGAATAAAGCGCGTGGTGGGCCAATCTTGTCACCAGGCAAAGCATATTCGTATTTATATTCTGTGGTTGGCGTTGTTACAAGCTGCGCCAGCGCCACCTTTTGAAAGCTAAATGACCAAGGATAGATTAATAAAGCTTGGTCACGAATATCTGGGTATAGACGGTCACACGTGCTGGACTCGTCAGTGCCTTCGTTAAACGAAGCAATCGGCTTTGCGCCGAGCATAATTAGCGCATCTGAACAGATTGAAAGCGCGGAATCTCCTGCTGCCATCTCAATCCCTTAACGTAGAAAGGGGCTGACCTCGGTAACCCAAGACCAGCCCCATATTACACAAACTACTATTAATCCGTATCCGTAGCGGTTACGGTCACACCGTCAGTGATGTCAACAACAGTACCGGTGTTGCTGTTCACGTATGCCGTGGACATGACCGGAGTGCCGCCAGTTGCTGAATAACAGAAAATGATGTCACCGACTTTTAACAGGGAAGCAATGCTATTGAAATAGCCAGAAGCGCGGATAACCGACTGAGCGTCCGTGCTGCTGTACGTATAAATAGCTGGAGCGTTTCCTGCTTTTGACTGACCACCAACTGCATTAAAACCAGTGCTTGAGAATGCCATGATTAGATCTCCTTAATCTCAGGTTTCGCGGCAGGTGATTTGGACGATGCCTTCAGCATCAATCGTAGTCGCGCCAGCCGAGAACACTTCGTTGACAAGCCAGGAGGTCTTTTCGGGGATATAGTTGATCTCCGTGCGCATCCCGATACCTTCACCATAGCCAACGGCCATGTTGTGGAAAGCAAAGCAAGTACGATCCAACGAACCGTCGATAGCCAAACCACCCTCGGAACGATCACCCAGCACATGGAACGTAAAGCCTAAGAACGTCGAAACATCGCCCTGCACCAATGCCTTAACGGTATTGAAGTCTGACGAAGTAACCGACGTTTCCGACAGCAAGTTGGCAAGGCCGTTGCCGTGGATAACAATGTGACGGCCCTCGGGCGGCACGTTGTTTTTATCCATCAAGCGCTTGGCTTCACGCAGTTTTGCCACGTTCAAGTTGGTGGTTGCGCCACCAATGCTGTTAGCAACAGTCAAGCTGGTTCCCGATGCGGCAAGCGCGTCTAAGATCAATTGATCCTGACGACGGCCCATTGCATTGGCAACAACCTGCACAAGTTCCTGACGCTCATCAAAATTAACTTTAGCTTGCGAGAAGATGTCGCTGTACTCGGCCGCGTTCCAATCGGAAAGCGTAAGAGTAACAGACGAGAATCCCACGTTAAGCGGAGTAACATCGGTTTGCGGCACGCGAGGCGTGGCCACACCTTTACCGACTTTAGGGAATTTTACAGTCGAGCCTTCAACCCCACGACGCTGGCGCACGGCCGGAACAAGCATTGCCTTACCTTGATAGGCTTGCTTAACTTCCGCGTCGAAGAGGGTAACGAAAGCATTGGATAATGAAATGCTCATGTCGTATTCCTATTCGTTAGTTGACAAAAAAATTTTGTCGCGCCGGTATGCCAGAAATCTGGGCCGAATGCTTGCTGATTACGTCAGCCACACGATAGCGTCTGCTATAGAAAGGGTCAGTTTCCTGATTGGCCTTACTTATAGCGTAATAATTAAATTTTATAAACGCAAGTAATTTTTAAAAAAAAAAGCCCAGGTCTAAGCCTGGGCAAATAACTACGACAGGGGGCTACAGTTTAACCGAAAGTTTGAGCAAACATACGTTCAACTTTTTGGCGATAGGCTGGGTCAGATTTATATTTTGGATCATTAACCATCTGATACAACTCTTCTTTACTTGGCGCACCAGAAATCGGTACTGAATTGGTTGGGATTCTGGTTCCTTCATATGTCTCACGAAGCTTCATTAGAGCCTTGAGTCCATTTGCAGTTCCACCCATGACTTTGAATTCTTCAAAATCATCTTTACCCCAAATACCTTTTTTAACCAATCCAGAAGCCCAATCAACCATACCTTTTATCATTGCGTCGGCATTTGGTCCAAGGGCTTGCTTTTCCTGCTGAAGAGTCCTGGCGGCAACTTCTTGTTGATCTCCACCCATTTTTACAACCTCTCCAACAAGATCGTCTAGGGCCGCTTGACTCATACCGTACTTAGATGCCCATCCCATAATGTGCGTGCGCACTGGGTCATTTTCTGGGATTGCACCAAAAGCACTTGTATCGTACTTGCCATCAGCAGGTGGCTTATGTTTGCCTTGGGCAATTGTTTTGCGCAAATCAGACCACGATTTTGCAATGCCCTCTAAGTCTGGCTCACTTGTATCCTTCTTCCAAAAGTTCTCCGGCCAAAAATCTGGCCGTTCTAATGGCGCATCATCATCTGTTGCAGGTTCATCTTTGTGTGGGATTACAGTGTTTGACGGTTCCTGCTGGCCACTATCATCGACTACTGTTGCCGAATCCAATAGGCCAGCTTCACCCTCTGATGAGGTTTCACTGGGTTGGTTTTCTGCGGTTTCCATTAATTGGTCCTTGGTTGATTGCTCGTTGTATCCGCGCTTCAATATCCCTAATCACGCTATTCTGTCCTTCTCGGTAGAAAGCGTGATCGTGGATTGCCCCAGGCACGGCAACTGGTTGCTCGAGGTAGACAGAACGAAGCCACTGAAGTAGCTTCTTTCCGTCTTCTGTCCCAAATACTCGGAGAGTTAGTCTTTCTAAGTCTTCCCTTGCTTGCGAGGGTTCCCGAATATCAATTTGTTGTTGTTCTTCTAGCTCTTCCCAACCAGGCATTATTCGATACCTTGCGTGTCTTCATCAGATGCAAAAGGTGACTGCCCTTGTTTGATCCGCGTTACAGCATGGTCATAAGCTTTTTTAATTAAACCTTTTGGCATTTTATCAAAAAAATTCTTTGACTCAATATCCGCGTTTTTTAAATACTCAATTTCCTTTTTTGTAAGAGTTGGCACAATCAACGGTATTTCTGTTTCTTTTCCGTTAATTCCAACGCCAATCGACAATTCAGTCATTACAGTTCCATCAGGACGTTTTATTTCACCAAAATAACCACGTCCTTTTTGAGTTTTATCAGCACGCTCACCATATCCGTAATCCATTAAGCCCCCATAGGCATTTGTTCAGTAGAAGCTGCCGGTGCTGGAGCCTGCGCTTGCATTGCTGCTTGCGCCATCTGCGCCATCTGAGCGGCCTTCTGTTCGCGTTCTGCTGGCGTTGTACGCAGTCTTGCTGGCACACCAAGCTTCTCAGCGACATAATCAAGCATTTCACCAACCTTCAGGCTCATTTGCCCATCCGGCCCCGCCGTCTGTGCAATTTGCGCAAACTGCAATACCTTGTT